TACCCAGGCGGGGTTGAGACTCTTTGAGCATCAAGATTCATCGATTTAAGAATGTTCATCGTGTCATCAATGATGCTAAACATTAGTTCTTCTTTCTAGGATAATCCATTGTGTCCATCCACTTTGGGTCATCATAATCTAAATCCGAAAACTCGCCTTCAGAGTCGTCTTTGTAAGGAACAAAATCTCGCTTTGGGTTTTTAGGCTCTGAAGAATCTTCGCCCTCTGAATCATCACCATCGCCACCATGACTAGACTGGTCGTGGTCGCCGTGCTTCTCAATATCTAATTTTTTTTTAGAGTAGAAACTTTATGTCCAACTTTAGTATCAGTTGGCTTGCCATCACGGTATAAAACAATTAACGCCGCAGGGTCATCTTCAGTTCCTTCAATTTCAAATGATGAATCAGGAACATTGATTTTGCCCGAGCGCTCAATTCTTAAAACTCTACCTTCGGCTGTTCCACCTGATGCGTCCCATGAAACTTTGTCACCGACTGATACAGCCTTACTTAATACTATGTTTTTTTTTACAGCAACAGCCTCGTTGATAGATTTACCCATACGGCGCATTGCTTCCATAACCATTGACTTTGCGTATCCGCTAAGACCCTTGAATCCGAACTTTCTAACATCTTCTTCAATCATCTTAAATTCATCTTCGTCCATACCAGCCAAAGGTCCCTTACGAAGTTCAAGCAACATTCTTAGGTCTTTTTTCATACAGTCTCTTCCTTCTTAGGTTTTTTCTTTGACGGGGACATTATTGTATCAATATGTACATCCGACACCGTTGGGTCGTTCTTTTCTAAGTCTATATCAACGAATAAACGCTCTGCTTTTCCGCCGATTGAATAGCCACGAATCGCTCCTTCGCTCACCATGTTCCAAGCCCAAGGCTCCCAAATCACACCTAGAAAAACTGTGTTAGGTGGATAGGTGTGTTCTAAATCTTCGCCTTCAGGAGTCTTGATAGGAACGGTCAATGAATATGGGAACGCCATAACTTCTACCCATTCTCCAGCAACTACATCACGGTTATGTTGTAAACGGATACGACGGTCATTACTTCGAACATAATCCCAAACCGCTCTTTGTAATTCATCTGAATCTGTCCACTCTCCGTGAGCATCTTCCATATCAGGGATGTACATTGCTCCAAGCGTGTAACGCTTTTCGCCTTCGGCTTTCTGTAAGTCAAACTTGCCTAGAGCCTTTGTTGCACTTTCAGTAAAGGCATCAGGGAAAATCTGTCGGGCTACCTCTTCGGTAACTTCTTGGAATTCACCTTCGCCTTGAACTAGATAGCGCACAACATCAGCGTCGGGATTGTCTACCCAACTCTTTGTACGAATATCCCATCTGTCCTCGACCATGGATGTTTCTCCGCGCTCGAAACGATAAATGTTTATCGCCTCGCCATTCGCGCCTAGTTTTGCGAAATACCGCATACGGCTATACCTCCTCTCGTTATTGTCCATATAATATCAACCCCAGTTGATTTAGTCAATCCTGCTTGCTGGGCAGTCTCAAAAGTTTGGACTACGAGCGTTCCAAGGGTTAAGAGTTTGCCCATGTTTGCGGGGCGAGGGATTGCCTTAGCCTTATCCACCATTCTGTCCCAAATGGCTTGGCGCTCTGTATTGTCTTTAGAAGTACGGTAAGTCTCATAGTCATTATGTAAATCGACTTCCTTAACTCTATGAGAGTTTGGAGTGTGGAGTTGTAGTTCAACCTTAACCCCATCTTTGCTAAGTTTGATATTGGTGCCGTCATAAGGGTCACCCGCTTGCCAAAAGTTTTTAACCGATTCAACTTTCCAACCAGTTTCTTCAACTGCCTTGATTGTTCTTTCTACACCATCTGTGTAGTTATCTTCATCAACATTAAGTGTGTAGCGAACACCATCGGAAATTGCGTTTGCCGCTTTCTCTCTATCTCCACCATGGTCTTTTTCAGCATCCGCATCAATCTTGCGAGCAAGAGAATCCGTGGACTTTAATCTTTGTTCGAGAGAACTCTTGCCATCTAGTTCAGCAAAATCAGCATCAATGGTTTTAGCAATACCTTCCATCAAAGATGTGATTACAGGTTCTACTGCTTCAGCGTCTCTTCTAATTCTTTGGGCTTCTTTAACCGCGGCAGGGCTTCGCTCTGATGATGCAGGTTTATCAGGTGCCATAGCGGGGCGACCACTCGAACCCTTATCTTCTCCACCACTACCTCCGCCATCCCGATTTCCGTGGTCGGCTTGGTCGTGGTCTCCGTGCTTTTCAACTTCGTTTTCATTTCTTTCCACCATTGATTCTGCCCAAGCGAATCCAGCATCTCCGCCCCAAGCGTCCCAAGCAACTCTTCCACCGCTAGGAAAACCTTTTTCTCCACGGCTGAAGCCAAGTGCTGTTTTGTCTCCTTGATGTCGAGAGAAGAAAGATTTCATTCGCTTTAATGTTTCAAGAGAAACACTTTCGCCTCGGGCTAATTGACCCGCTCTTGTTCTTCCAACTCTTGTAAATCCATCACCAGCAAGTCCAGCATCAATCCATTCGATTGCTCGTTGCGCCGCATCTCTTACTGATTGAGGAGGTTTGTAATTTTCTTCGGCTTTGAAAAACTCGATTTGTTTTAGGCGCTCTTCAGCCTTTTCCTTAGAATCATAACTTCCAAAACTTCTAGTTCCAGCCTCGTTGTAAACAACCCATTTTCCATCTTCTTCTTGGATACGCTTTTCAACTGGCTCAATCCGCATCTGATAACCATTGACAGTTAAAAAAGTTTTGATATTGCCTTCGGTATCACCCGTAGTTTTAATAACATCTAAGACGGCTTCGGCTGGTAATCCGCTAAGGCTGGTTAGGTCTACATTGTCGATTGAATCAATAAGAATTTCATAGTTGTCCCAATCATCTTTCGGGCGTTCCATTTTGCGTCTAGCCATCTCATTGAGAACGGTGTGGTGAACCTCGATTTCAGCCGAGGTAGGAGAGGCTGACTTATGAACATTCTTATGAAGCGCGAGTAGTTTCTCAGCGCTTAGATGAATTAGTTTAGGAGCAATATCCGCCATGTTCTAAGAATAGCGCACACTATTCTGACTGGGGTTTATTTCCTTGAAGTATGGTTTGAATTTCTTCCATGAGTACCGTTTCATCTTTTTCATCGGCACCTGTATAAGAAGTGAACTTAACCTTCTCAGACCATTTGGCATAAGCCTCTTGGATAGCCTTTTGCTTTTCTCGTCTACTTGTCATAATCTAATTATACCCCAGTTAATTACTTTCCGCCACTAGGCGCTGGCTTTTCACGGGCTGTTCCATCATAAACCAATCCGTCGCCATCGTGGTCAATGGGACCGTCTAATAGTTTTTGACCTTCAGCGGTTAATGACTTTGTGTACTTTAATCTCAAGTCATACATCAAACTTCTACCAGCCCACTCTGTTGCACCCTTTGTATAACCAATGTTTGCGAATTCAGCGGGTAGTGGGAAACCATCTTCTTTCATGCTTTTAACTGAATCCCAAGCAGGATATTCGTTACCGCTTTCATCAGAAAATGTTGGGTTGTAGCCGTCGGTTGCTCTACTCATTAAAGCGTCAAATTCTGCTCTTGCTGGAGTGCCTCGTTCAAATCCATCTACATATTCAACATTATTAGCAATCGTTTGTAAGTTGTCAGCAACTCGGTCAGGCTTCCAGTCATAACCTGCTCGCGCCCAATGGCGAGCGCCATCCCATGCTGTACCAACCTCGATATATCCCATACCTCGGGCTGTGTACCAAGCCTCTGATTGTTCAATAATTGCTTTACCAAAACCTGTTCCTTGATAAGTTGGGTCGGGAATTGCTAAGACTTCATGCTCAACATTCCATACTCCATCTTTTTGAAAGAAGCGCCGAGATACTTCACCAACCATGTTGCCCTCTTCATCGGTAATATCTCCACGCACATAAATGCTATTGCCATCTCGAAATACTTGACCAATGTTTGTATTAAGAGTTACCTCTTGTCCATCAGGATTAGTTCCAGTATGGCTAACTCCATAGACTTCTTGAAAGAATGGTACTAATTCTTCAGGGTCTTGACCAGTATCTCCTGAATTAACTCTTTCATATTCATTCAATGTATCTCTTTGAGCCTCTACATATTCACTAACCATTTCATCTTGAATTTTTTCATATAGGCGATTTCTTAAATCTTCATTCGCTTTATCGTTAGCCGCTTGGTCCTCGTACTCATACTTAGCCTCTTGAAAAGCCTCTTCGACTCTTTCATCGATTCCTTGAGTTGCATCAGCATAAAGGTCAGAATCATTTTCAACAGTAAGTTTTAATTGTTCATCGCTATATTCCGTGTCACCTTTTAGAACATTATCTAAATCCTCTAAAGATGGACCGAGACCACGCATCTCTTCAATGCGACCAATTTCATCCTCGGTAAAACCTCTAGCCCAGTTTCCATGCTCGGACTGGTCGTGTTCACCATGTTTGAATACGGGTTTTAACCCGAAGTCAAAATAAATTACTTTGAGGGTTTTGCTAACTTCGCCCAAATTTCTTTGGCGTAAGCGTCTATCTGCTCGTCCGTCATGTTCGACATATCGGGCAGTTCTACTGCTTCGAGTTTTTTCGATGCCACCTGTTCCTCCTGTTTCTACTTCTTTGAAGTTTGCTACATCCCAAATTGAGATTTGGTCGCGGTCACGACCACGGGCAGTAGCCTCTCCTTCATCCATGATGTTTTCCGATACATCAAGATAGACCTGTCCGTCATCCTGATTATGCCATAAACCGAGGAAGTTTTTCCCAGTTGCTAGGTCGGATTTATGTTGTTTCATGTATGAAGAAAGAATCTCGGCGCCTTTACTCTCATCGAAGAAGTCATCAGCCTTGACAATCGCCGCGTACTTCTTGCCCTTGGCAACCATAAAGCCCTTAGTAGGCTCAGAACCGTCCTTAAGGCTTACTGAGAGACCGCCATTCTCCTTGACCCTATCAAGGACAGAGCGAACCACATCAGGGGCTACCTCGACCCCGTGCGCCCATGAGCCGTGTGATGACTGGTCGTGGTCGCCGTGTTTGAAAACTGGTTTGTATCCAACAGGCAAAGCGATTTCGATACTCATTTACGGCGCCTATCGGGAGGAATAATTACCATGGTGCAACGGCAATTAGGGTGAACTCTTCCTGGGGTTTCATGACCGCTGGAGAATGTTTCATTCCAAGGAACTATTTCGCCATCTAATTCAGAACAAATATCGCAAGTGCGTTCATCTTGAGCAATGACCCACATCTTTTGTGCTTCAACATCTACATAACCTTCTTTAGCCGCTTGGTTCCATCCCTCTTGGCGTCCTTCGTTCTGAGCAATTTGAATCTCTGTACGAGCAATCATCGTTGCTCTTTTACTCTTAAGAGAATCTGCATAACGGGTTGAGCGTTCTATTGCGCGAGCGCGAGCGGTTGCCTCTTTGATTCCGCTCTTAACTAGACGGTCAAACTCTTTCTTCTCAAAGTTAGTAACTGCTTTTGCCCATTGAGGATGAAGTCCTACAACATTTTTAATTCTTCGGGCTGTTGCTCTGTAATCTAATTGCTCGTTGAAAGCATCAATGATTGCTTGACGAACTGAGTTACGGGTAAGGGAATCAATCGAGACTATCAACTCTCCAGCACGGCGTTGAGCAAAGGCTAAAGAGTTTGGGTTTGTCTTATCAAAAGACATTACAAATTCGACTTTAGGTGGCTTAGGTTGCGCCCATGCTGGAAGTTTGGTGAACTCCATGTTAGCCATCGCAGGTTTGTTATCTACCTTTACCTTAGAAGGCAAGAAGGCTGGCAAGGCTAATTTTGGAGCAATGCTTTGAATCTGCTCAATCGCCTCTTTACCGCCAAGGTCAATAGAGGCTAAAAGGCTTTGCTGAATTTTCTTTTGATTGGCAATGGTGATTGTTTCAAGCAAGCGCTCTAAAGTTTCGGGATTCATATTGCGAAGCAGACTCTCAAGTTGCTTCATAGAAATTTTGTCCGTGGCTCGCTGAATTGAGTCGTACAAAGTACGAGCAAGGGCTTGCTCTTGAGGTGTTAGAGGGACTCGCTTTTCTCGCGCCTTAGCAAAATGAATTGCCATCTCTAACCAACTTCAG